CTTATGAAGTTACTATTGATGTGGCGGATACCACAATAAAAGTACAAGAGGGTATAGCAGTAGCTAATCCAACAGGAGGGCCATCTGCAGCGGCACTTTTACTAAGAGAAAAATCTAAAGAAGTATCTGATGATCTTTCAGAAGTAATTAAAGAACAAGGTAAAAGTGCAATCAAACAGGCATTAGATGGATTAAAAAATGCAAGAGAAGCATTAAATAATATAGGTAAAAAGTAAGTTACAAACTAGGAGATGATAAAATGAAGTTAGAAGGACTTAAAAAATATATAGCTAAAACTGTACGAGAAGAAGTACAAAAAGAAATAAATAAAATATTTATTACTGAAGGTAAATCTATTAAACTTAAGACGAAACCAAAGCCAAAGACAGTTTCAAAATCTAAAGTTACGGAAGAACATACAGTTTATTCTAAAGATAAAACTCTTAATAAAATTTTAAATGAAACCGCGGGATTTAAACAAAAACCAAAAGAAGGTTTTGAAGATTATCCTACTCTAAGTGGAGAAACTTTTGATTCATCAAGAACAGCAGAATTATTAGGATATGGTGATGTTCGTGGTGCAGGTAGTAATGAACAAAAGAGAGAAATTGGAGCAGTTCAAACCATTAAAAGTGTACCAGGTGTTAAAGTAGAAGATGTACCTCAAGCAACACAAGATGCACTAACACGAGATTATAGTTCTTTAATAAAAGCAATGGATAAGAAAAATAAATAAAATGCCGAGTTCAAGAGAAAAAGACCAAGATCCAGATATCTTTATAGGTTTAGCATTTCCATTAGGATTTGCAAATGATGGTATTTTTAGAAAAACTAAAACTACTTTGGAACAGGCAAGATATAATTTAAGAAATCTTTTATTAACTATGAAAGGTGAGAGATTGGGACATCCAGAATTTGGATGTGAGATTCATAACTTATTATTTGAACAAATAGGTGATGATATAAATGATACTATTGAAGAAATGATTAAAGAATCAGTTGATACTTGGCTACCCTATCTTAAAATAGGCAAAACGGTTACTGTACAAGTTGATAATAGATTAAATGTTGATGTACATTTTAGTTTAAAAAATGATCTAACAGGATTTGAAGAAGTTTTAGATGTATTCTACGACATAACGGAGTAAAATTATGGCAGAGTTTGATAAACAAGTAAAATATTTAGGAAAAGATTTTGGTACGTTACGTAACAATTTAATAGAGTTTGCAAAAACATACTATCCTACCGTTTATAATGATTTTAATGAAACTTCACCTGCAATGATGATGGTGGAAATGGCAGCATATGTTGGAGATGTATTAAATTATTATATTGATGATACTTTTAAAGAAAGTTTATTACCATTTGCACAAGAAAAAAATACAATTTATAATATAGCACAGTCTTTAGGATATAAACCAAGATTTATTTCACCAGCAATAGTAGAATTAACTTTAACACATACGGCACCTGCCAGTACAGACGATAATTTAGAACCAGATTGGGATTATGCACTTAATATTAGATATAATTCTCGTGTTTCAAGTGATACTACTGGAGTGGATTATAGATTATTGGAAGATTGTAATTTTAAAGTAAATAGTTCTTCGAGTCCAAGAGCGTTTGAAGTATCCGCAACAGATAGCACTGGAACTCCAACCCGATATAAAATAACAAAACGAGTTAAGGCAATTAGTGGAGAGGTTACTTCGGAAACATTCCCATTTGGTGCAGCTACAAAGTATGATAGTATTTTATTAGGTAAAACTAATATCACAGAAGTAATTTCAATAACAGATAGTGACGGAAATACTTGGTATGAAGTTCCATTCTTAGCTCAAGATACTGTATTGAGTGATTTTGAGAATAATATAGACAATGATAAAAATTTAGTACAATTTGCAGGTACAGCACCATATGTTTTAAAATTATTAAAAACTTCTAAACGATATGTAACATTTCGTAGACCCGATAAAAAAACAGAATTAAGATTTGGTGCAGGAATATTGGTTGCACCCGACGAAGAAATAGTACCAAACCCAACTTCAGTAGGTAGTAATATATCAGGTTCACCAACTAAATTAGGAATTACTTTTGACCCATTGAATTTTACCAACACGAGAGCATATGGAGAAGCACCTTCCAATACTGTATTGACAGTCACATATGCACATGGTGGTGGTGTAGGACATAATGCTAAAGTAAGAGATTTAAATGCGTGGTCTAATTTGGTATACGCGGCAGTAGATTCTACATTAACCACATCAGAAGTTACTACTGCTAAAGAATCATTAACTGTAACCAATCCGAGTCAGGCTACTGGAGGCCAGAGTGAAGAATCTATTGAGGAAATTAGAAATAATACATTAGCATTCTTTCAAGCACAAAGTAGGTCAGTAACAAAAGAAGATTATGTGATTAGAGCATATACACTTCCACCTAAATATGGTTCTATTGCTAAAGCATATGTGGTACAGAATGATTTATTAGATGTGGGTGATAATACGGAAGCTAATCCATTAGCATTAAATATGTATGTTCTTGGATACACGGCCACAAATAAATTAACTCTTTGTAATAATTTGGTTAAACAAAATTTATCGAGATATCTTGGAGAAACAAGAGTTTTGACTGATGCTATTAATATTAAAGATGCTTATATTATTAACATAGGAGTAAAATATTCTATATTAGTTAATAGAAATTTTAATAAATCTGAAGTATTATTACGGGCAACAAAGGCTATACAAGACCATTTTAGAATTGAGAAATGGCAAATCAATCAACCAATAGTAACAACCGATATAGCAAATCTTATAAGTGATGTAGACGGTGTTGCCGGAGTTGTACCACCAAAGACCGACAACCCATTTAATCTACCAATTATTATAGAAAATAAATGGAATGCTGCTAAAGGATATAATGAAGTATTATATGATTTTACTGATCCTACGGTAGTTAAAAATGGAGTAATATATCCAGCTAAAGACCCATCAATATTTGAAATTAGATTTCCAAATGTAGATATTGAGGGCAAAATAGTTGGTGATGTATATTAGGAGATAATTAAATGCATTATTTTATATACGCAGATGCAGACGCTACACTTTATGAGGGTAGTGCAACACAAAGTAGAAATACTGGATTAGATGAAATATTAGAAGTTCGTAAAGATATGAATGATAACGCTTCGGTTATCAATGTATCTCGAGCATTAATTAAATTTGATTTAACAGAAATTTCAAGCTCAATAGTAGATGGATTAATTCCAAGTAATAATAAACCTGAACCAAGTGCTTCATATTTTTTAAATCTATATGATGCTGGTTCTACGGGATTAACTTCAACTTCACAACTTTTATATGCACACATTGTTTCACAATCTTGGACAGCAGGTGAAGGAACATTTCACGATGACCCAGAAACAACCGAGGGTGTTAGTTGGAGATATAGAGTTGGACAGAATGATGCCACTCAATGGATAAGTGGTAGCAATAATACAGGTGGAACTTGGTATAGTGGAAGTGCTGGACGTTTAAGATTTGCATCTCAATCTTTTGATTATGGTAGTACAGATATGAGAATGAATGTTACTGAACCTATTAGTATATTACTTGCTTCAAGTTCAGCTTATTCAAATGAAGGGTTTATTATAAAAAGAAGTGGAAGTGTTGGTAATGATGATTCAAATTGTCCCGAAGGAGATTCATCTGAATATGGACAATTTAAATTCTTTTCAAGAGATACAAATACAATCTATCAACCAAAGTTAGAAATAGTTTGGAAAGATTTTTCATATAATGTAGGTTCTTTAAATACATTAAGTGGTTCTCAATTAGACGATATAGTTTTTTATATGAAAGGTATGAGAGATTCATATAAAGAAAATTCAAAAATAAAATTTAAATTAGTTGGTAGACAAAGATATCCTGCTAAAACTTATGAAACTACACCTCGAGCATTACAAGTAAATGCATTCCCAAGTGGAACTCTATTTTATTCTGTTAAAGATGCATTAACTGAAGAAACCGTAATACCATTTGACCAATACTCTGCTGTGAGTTGTGATTCATCTGGACATTATTTTAATCTTTGGTTAAATGGATTACAGGCTGAAAGATTTTATCAAATAGAATATAAAGTTGTCAGTGGAAGTGGTGTAAGTCAAACAGTAAATTATTATGGTGGTGATTTTAAATTTAAAGTGAGTAGATAATGCCTTAAAGTAAGGAAGAAATAAAGCATTTAGCATTTGTTAGAAGGTTAAGAGAAAAAAATGCAGTTCAATATCTTGCGGATAGAGATGTA